CCTCCAGGCGTGGTGGGACGACCACAGTCCAGCGTTCCTTGCTGCCTGGGACGCCCTCTCTGCCAGCATCCGGTGGTCGATCGAGAACATTGTCACTCCGATCGCGACGGCGCTGGTGCCGGTGCTCGATTTCTTCCAGGAGAAACTCGCCTACATCTTCGACTGGTGTGAGGCGAACGCCCCGCTCTTCATCGCAGCCTGGGAGAACATCGGGGCGGCGGTCAAGTGGGTCATCGACACCGTGATCGTCCCGCTCATCGAATGGGCATGGCCTTATATCGAGACGATCATCTCCGGGGTGCTCGATATGCTCCTGAGCACCGTAAAACTCTTCACGGCGATCCTCGCCGGGGATTGGGAAGCGGCCGGTGAAGCCCTCACAGAGATAGCCAAAGGGGCGATGCAGGCGCTCGTCGGCGTGATCTCAATGGGGTGGGACGCGATCGCTACCGGGATCGAGTTCGTCGGACAGGGGATCCTGGGGTTTGTGTACGGCCTGTGGACAAACATCGTGCAGTGGACCGAGGACTCACTCAACAAGATGATCGACCTGATCAATGGGTTCATCGAGGCGGCAAACAGTGTCACGGAGAAAGTGGGAATCTCACTCCCAAAACTGGGCCGGATCCATCTCCAGGCGGACAAGATTGAGATCCCAAAACTCAAGATCCAGCGGTGGAGTGAGACATCGTTCAGTAAAGAGATCGATGAGTTCCTGAAGAAAGACGAGGAGGAAGAGGAAGATATCGATAAGGAGTTCGAGGACGAGCCCGAGCCCGAACCTGCCCCCGCACTCCCGAAATCTCAACTCCCGGTCGCGCCGAAGCCGGAGATCCCGGCTGCCCCCCCGGCGGCTACGATCCCGCCCGTCGAGAGCCCTGAGACCGCCGTCGACATACCGGAGATCCCGGAGAACGAGATCCCGACGATCCCGGCACCGGCCGTATCGGTCCCGGCACTCGATACCCCGGTGCCGGTCACGGTGACGAACTGGGACCAGATGATTGCCCGGAGCGATGTGCGGGAGCCCAGAGAGCCGGCAGCCGGTCCGGAGGTCGAGGTGATCCCTGTCGACATACCCGAGGTCCCGGAGAGCGAGATCCCGGTGGTCGAACCGCCGGTAGTCGTCACTCCTGCTCCTGAACTCCCGGATCTCCCGGAGCCCGGTGTCCCTGAACCCTCACCTGCACCGACCCCGGCGTTCTCCCTCCCGATCCCCGTTACGGTGATCAACTGGCCCGACACTCTGAAACCGATGCCGGCGGTCCCGCTGACAGAGGAAGAACGAGTCACCCCCGTCGACGAGGAGCCGGATGTCGACGAGGAGTTTGTCGACCTCCCCGAACCGACGATCGTGTGGCCGGACCTCCCGAAGATCCAGATCCCGAAGATCCAGATCCCGGACATCGTGGCGGCCGCCATGCCCCCGGACCCAGATGCCGGCGCACTGGCGCGGATCCTCGGCCTTATCGGTGGGGGAGAGACCCGCGTAGTGGTCGAACTCGACGGTTACGCGATCGGGGAGACCCTGTTCCGGACCTGGAACCGTCGGACGGGAGGCGCGCTGAATGGCTGATCTCATCGTCACGATCAGCGGGCAGCCGGCAGCCTACCGCGCCGGCACGCTCTCGATCTCCGGGTCGCTCGGGACCCGGACCACGGCCTCTCTCCAGACGGTCGACCATCCCCCGTTCACGAGTGTGGTCGAGGTCGGACAGGTCGTCGAGATCCGGGACGAGACAGGTAGCTTGATCTTCGCCGGCACGGTCGATTCGGTCGAGGAGGAGATCGACGCGAGCGAACGGATCAGAGTAAAACGCCTCGCGTGCGTTGACTACACCCAGATCGCCGACCGCCACCTCGTCGCCTACGTCTACCAGCCCGACGAGGAACATCCGACAGTCTGCGCCGGCGACGTCATCAAGGATATCGTGGCCCGGTTCTTTATTTACGGCGGCGTCACGGAGGATGTCGATACGTCGCTCGTTGAGACCGGGCCGGCGATCGAGAAGTTTGTCTTCAACTACGTCCCGGCCTCGCAGGCGTTCGACGATATCGCTGAACTTGCCGGCTACATCTGGTATATTGACTACGAAAAACGCCTCCACTTCACGCCGAAAGATAGGAACGCAGCGCCGTTTGGGCTCACGGAGACCTCGCAGAACTGGCGGAACCTGAAGATCAGCGAGAGCCGGGACCTCTACCGGAACCGGCAGATCGTCCGGGCCGGGACGGCGCTGACCGACGAACGGACGGACACTGTGATTGCCACAGAAGCCGACCAGAAACTCTTTGAACTCTCCTATCCAGTCGGCACGGCCTCGGCGGTGACGGTTAACGGCGTCGCGAAGACGCTCGGCGTCAGCGGCCTGCACGAGGGCCGGGACTTCTACTGGTCCTATGGCTCGAACGTCCTGACGGCCGAAGTCGCGCCAGGAACCGGTGCCGCGGTCGCTCTGACCTACCAGGGCATGTTCCCGATCCTGGTTGACGAACGGCTCGACGCGGAGATCCTCGCCCGCCGGGCGCTGGAGGGGGGCACCGGAGTCTACGAGGCGATCGCGGATGACCCGGCGATCAACGTGCAGAACGTCGCCGTCACGAAGGCGCTGGCATACCTGCGGAAGCACGGGGTGATCCCGCAGGTGGTCCGGTTTGAGACCGACGCCCCGGGACTCCGGCCCGGACAACTCCTCCCGGTAGATATCCCGGCCGCCGGCCTCGGCGACAACTACCTGGTCGAGTCAGTCAGCATGCGGGATATGCAAGGGGCGGTCAACCGCTACACGGTCACGGCCGTCTCGGGGGACGCTCTCGGGGGTTGGTTAGAATGGTTCTCCGCGCTGGCTCGACAGGCACAGAAGTTCGTGCTCTACGACGAAGATCAGGTCGGGATGCTGAAGACGGTGACGGATACCGTCCGGGTATCGGACCACGCAGAGGAGTATGATCAGGGAACAACCGACCGGAAACCAGAGTCTCGGGTCGACCGGGCACACGCAGACTTTGCAGAGACAGATTGGGTGCATGCATGAGATCGACAGTACGAGTACAGGATAACGTGGTGGTCCGGGAATGGTGCAACGGCGTCGTAGTCCGGACATTCCAGGTGCACAACACCTGGGGTACAGCAGGGCTGAACATGATCCGGGACTGGTTCGCCGGGCTGAGTCGCGTGCCGGTGACCCACATCGCCTGGCTCGATGCCGGCGGGGTGGAGCGCGCCCGGGATATCGTGACGCAACGAGTACTCCCGGGCGACGGATCGCTCCTGATCCGGCAGTATCTGCCGAGCGCGACGAGTGCGAACGGGCACACGCTGACGACGATCCGAGCCTACAACGCGCAGTCCGGCGGCACGAGGTTCGCTGAAGCGGTTTTTGACGCGATCGGGATTGCGAAGACCGCAAACAATCAGATCACAGTTGAGTGGACGCACACGTTCGCGGATGGAGGGACGTGAGATGGCATACAATCCGACGACATGGGGATCAAATGACGTGATTACGAAGGACCGGCTGAACAAGATCGAGCAGGGGATCAATACCGCCAGCAAACTAAGCGGGACGGATATTGATACGGACAAGGA